TCAATCGGCTTCTCGACGGCTTTGAAGGAAAGCTCACGTCTTCGAAGTGGGCCGCACTCGCAAAGTGTTCACAGGACACAGCGCTCCGCGATATCGAGGACCTCCGGAAGCGCGGGATTCTCACCAAGGATGCTTCTGGCGGCCGCAGCACAAGCTACTCGCTCGTCATCTGAACCTCGTCGCCGCGACTGTGCACGGCTGATCCCCAATGGGAGCAGCCGCCGCGACCTATTTCACATCGGAGAAAATCGCCATGCCACGCTACGCCATCACCGAGAGGGCGGGCCCCTTCGTCGCGGCCCATCGCAACACCGGTGTCGGAACCGTCCTCGAACTCACCGAGCGCCAGGCCGAGCATGAGCTTCGGCTCGGAACGCTGAGGGCTCTCGACGTGACAGTTGTCGCCCCGGTCCCGGCCGAAGAGACCGCCGAACGTAAGAGCCGTCCGAAGCGCCAGGCACCTGACGCGGATGCCCAGCCTCAATAATCCCTCCGTCGGCTTTGATGCCGCGACGGGCCGGATCCTCACCGACTGGGACCATGTACTGCAGTCGCTCTCGGATATCTTCACGACCGGGTTCGGGGAACGGGTCATCCGTGAATGGTACGGGTCCTTTGTGCCCGCGCTTCTCGGCCAGCTGATCACGCCGGAGGAAGTCACACCCTTCTTCGTCGCCATTACGTCGGCGATCGAACAGTGGGAGCCGCGCTTCCGGGTCACCGAGATCAAGGTGCTGAAGGCGACCCGCGAGGGTGCGCTACATTTCTATCTCGACGGCGAATACCGGCCCCGGGCCGTCTACGGCGACTTCACGGTGGAAGGTGCGAGGCGGGTCAACGGTTACGTCAACGCCGCCGGGCTCATCATTCGCGAGGAGGAGGCTCTATGACGCGCTTTGCCGTCTTCGACCTCGCCTCACTACCCTATCCCGGTGTCGTAGAGACGCTGGACATCGAGGCCATCGTGACGTCGATGCGGGACGACCTCGTTGCCAGGTTTCCGGCGATCGCCGGCGTCATCGACCTCGAGAGCGAGCCGGCCCGCAAACTGATCGAGGTCTTCGCCTACCGCGAGGTCCTGCTCAGGGCTCGAATCAATGATGCCGCGCGGCAGCGCATGCTGGCCTTCGCGGCGGGCTCCAATCTCGATGCAATCGCCGCCTACTACGGCGTGAGCCGCTTCGAAGGCGAAATNGATACCTCGCTCCGTCGACGCACCCAGCTGGCGCCCGAGGCCATGCCGCATGGCGGGACGGTCGGGTCCTACCGGTTCCTCGCCCTGCAGGCGGCCTTTCCCGACCTGAAGGACGTCGGCGTGGTGGCGCGCGGTTGCGGTCATGTCGATGTCGTACTGCTCGGGAATGCGGGGCAGGGGGCGGTTACTTCGGAAGTAACAGAGAAAGTCAGGGCCAAACTCCTGGCGGATGATGGGGCGCCTGCCACGGATGTTGTTACCGTGGTCGGCGCGAAGATCGTGCCCTACGCGGTCTCCGTCACGGTGCATGTGGCGCTGGGGCAGGATCCCGTCACCGTCAAGGCGAATGCGACTGCCGCTCTGCAAGCCTATGTGGAAGAGCGGCACAGGATCGGCGTNACAGTGGCTGCGTCGGGTCTGTGGCGTGCNGCCCATGTGCCGAATGCCGAGCGGGTCGANGCCATCTCGCCCGTCACCGATGTCTTCGTGAAGCCCGACGAGGCGCCCTATTGCACCGGCATCACTGTCAACGTGGCGGTGCGCGATGTCTGAGGAGATCGATCTCCTTCCGCGCAACGCCACGGAATTCGAGAGGGCCGTTTCGCTGGCAGCGGCCAGGGGGACAGACCTTCCGGCTCAACTGGTCTCCGACGTCACCGATCCCTGGACCTGTCCGGCGGAGCTACTGCCCTTCCTGGCGCTGGAGCGTTCGGTCGACCTCTGGGATCCGGAATGGTCCGAGGAGCGCAAGCGCTGGGTCATCGCCGAACAGGCGTGGCTGCACCGGCTCAAGACTACGGAAGCCGGTTTTAGGGCCCATCTGTCGCTGGTGGGGGCCGATCTGGTTCACACCATCACGCCACGGTCCGATTTCTTCGCGGCCCCCGCCTTCGGAGACGACGACCGCCGCGAATGGGTCCGGCAGTTCCCGGAGATCCGCATTCGCTCCTTTGCGCAGGAGGGCTTCGACCGGGTCAGCGCCATGAGCGGGCCCGCCGACCATGTCGATGCCTACCTTGGGGCAGCGGACGGTCCTGCCTTCTTCGCCGACGACGGTCTCACACCGGGCGAGGCTCTGGGCCGGCGAGCCGTTCTCTACCGGGAAGGTNTTGAAGTTGTTCTCTTGTGGTCAGAGGTCCCCANNGGGGACGGGCGTTTCTTCGAGCAGATCATTCTGCCGGGAGAGGCGGGTGGACTGTGGTTTGCCAGCGATGTGGCGTCGCAAGGCTTCCTCGGCGATCCCGATACGCCAAATCGCATCATCTCCTTCGCCGTAGCACCCGACGCGACTATCGGCGGCTTTGCCTACAATTTGGTGAGGCCGTCGCTGACGCCGGTCACCACCTGGCCAGAGCGCGTGACGGCAGAGGCCACCGATGAGGTCAGCCTGTTCGCCGATGATGTCCCTATCGATCTCGTCTGGCTGGTGGAGTCGCGGGCCCGGTTCCGCATCTACGACAGCATCCGTCTCTTCGACATGGACAGGGCAACGCAGCTGCCGGTCTCGACCGACTTCGTGGACAATGCCCGGTTCCGGCTCGACCCTTATACGGCAGTGCTCACCGTCCGCATCGAAGGCCGTAAGCCCGAGGCAGCACTCGAATTTGTCGACGATCACCTGGTCGAGGACGACACGCTCGGTCTCCTCAATGCCGTGGACGCAGTTCGGATCTCGCAGTCAGTCCGCGACACGCTGTTCCTGAACTCGAAGGCCCACAGCCCCGTCCGCTTCGGCGACGGCAAGTCATTTGCACGCCTCCGCCTCGGCGAGTGGCTGGAACGCTAGAACCACAAGGTATCCCACATGGAAAAGCAGCGCATCTTCCGGTCGCGCCAGAACGTGACCTTCGGCGACCTCAACTCGATCCAGAGCTATGCGGCCCGCACTTTCGAGGATGTGGTCAATGACCTCCTCGTCAGCGGCAAGGGCTATGCCGGCTTCCTGTCGACGCGCGACAGCGCCACCACGGTGCAGGTGGGAGCAGGACGCCTCTATACGGCCGGCAAGATCTTCACCCATGACGTGACCCAGGCAGTGAGCCTGTCCACTTACCTCCCGGCGGCTGCCCAGCGGATCGTGACCCTCGTTGCCTATGGCCAGACCATCGACTCCGAGATCGAGCCCCGCGACTTCCTCATCAACGTGACCACCCGTGCAACCGAGCCCCAGTCGGTCGCCATGGTGCAGGAGCGGGTCGCCCAGGTCTCGGTGGTGCCCGGTTCCGAGAGCGCCGATCCCCAGCGCCCGGCTGTTCCCGAAGCCTATGTGCCCTTGGCCGATGTGCTGATCGGCACCGCCGGCATCATCTCCGTGACCATGCGCACCGACTTTGCGGTGCCAGAACTCGATGCCGCCAAGGAACGCCTCGATACCATCACATCCTGGCAACTCAGGGTCGGGCAGGTGCTCGATGGCCTGCTCTCTGACCTTGCGACCCTCGGCCGCCGCGTCGACAGCCTGCCCACCCGGGCGGAATTTGCCGACCTCGCCGCCCAGATCGCGGCGCTCAGGCGGGCCCTCGATGAGCTTCGCCGCAACATCACGGCCTCGATCGAGGCCGATCTCTCGGTGATCAAGGCGCAGATGAAGGCTTTCGCCGACCTTGTGGCCGGCCAGATCACCGCCATNGCCTCCAACCTCGCCATCGTAAAGGAGAACCTCGATCTTTCGGATCTCAATTCCCTCTATGGCGCCGACCAGTTCCTCACCGACGACGAGAGCGATGACACTGCGGCAGGTTACGACGCGCTGATCGAGGAAGGCGTGCGCTTCCCCTGGGCGGCAACCGCCTTGTCCACTCTGCAGCTCGACAACCCGATCAACGGCTCCGTCACCATGACCGCCGACGGGCTGATGGTCCCCAACTACACGAGCATCGATGCCCTGGTGGTCGGTGCTCCCGTTGCCAACGAGACGGTGCAGGCGATCCCGCTGGCGGATTACCAGTTCGCCTCCCACCAGTTGATCCAGCGCTCGATCAGCCGCACCCGCATCCGCTACGGCGTCACCCGCAATGTCTGCACCAATTCGAGCTTCTGGTCGGGCGGGCAGTACAATTCGGTGACGGGCATATTCACCAGGAATGGCGAGACCTTCGAGGTTCGGGACGCCAACGGCAACATTCCAACTGCCGTCGGACGGAACGCCGCCCACGCCTGGTACAGGGTGCGGCAGTTCTGGATCGACACATTCGAGGAGATCTACTGGGACTACCAGCCGATCCTCTCGACCGTCCAGGGCGTGCAGATCGGCCAGACCTTCGTCAACGGCCAGGCGCGCTACTGTACCGGCCTGTCGCTCGGCCTCACCCAGATCGGGTCCACCGGCAACGTGACGGTGGCGCTGTGCGAGACGCGCTCCGATGGCACCCCCAATCCCAACCGGGTCCTGGCCCAGTCGACGCTGGCCCAAGCCAACCTCAAGCGCTTCCCGGAATGGACGCTGTTTCCCTTCCGCCCGACACTCCTGAAGCAGGGCGGGCGCTACGCGCTGCTCGTCATCACCGGTGGCGCCCACTACATCGGCACCGTCTCAGGCTCGAACTTCACCTCCGGCACGCTATTCTTCTCGACCGACGGCCAGTATCTCCTCGGCGACCTCACCAAGGACATCCGCTTCAAGGTCCAAGTGGCAAAGTTCGCCGCGACCCGCGTTTCGGTTGAGCTGAAGCCCCTCCAGCTCGCCGGCGGCATTGCCGACATTGACATTATCGCCCCGCAGATCGTGCCGGATGCGACGAACCTCACCTACCAGGTCCGGGTCGACGACACCTGGTATTCGATCTCGGAGACAACGCCTGACTTCCTGGGCTCGCTCCCCGCAGTGCTGCCCATGCGGGCGGTCATGACGGGGACGCCGGAGCTGATGCCGGTCATCCATGCGACTGACTCACAGGTACGGGTGTCGCGTGCCAAGACCGCCTTCACCCATGTGTCGACACCACGCACACTCCCCGTCGGCATGACCACGAAGCAGGTGCGGGTTGTGATCCGGGCCTATCCCTTCGTCGCTGCCCAGCACACGGTCGGCGTGACGCTGCTGACGGGCGCGAGCTACGGCACGACCGTCTCACCCGCTGCAGTCGTCACCCGCACTGTTCCGGCCTCGGACCGCGCCAATGACCTCGAGAAGGAATATCTCTTCACCTTCGCCAGCGCGATCTCCGCCTACAAGATTAAATTGACAGGTGGTGCGAGTTCAGCCGGCCAGCTTTTCCACATCGAGCAGCGCATCGACACCGCCATCTGAGGAGGCTCAAGGCATGGCAAAGCGAACCGAACCCGAAGCCGAGACCATCGATCCGGAGGCCATGTACCGGGTGGAGCTCGCGCGCCCCGTCCGTGTGGTTGGCATCGCCCTTCACCCCAACGATCCTGACGTCACCGTGTCGGGCACGATCCTCGAGACGATCAGGGCCTCGGTGAACACCTTCACGAAGGTCTGACCCGATGCGCCGCTTCGACCGCTACCGCGTCGCCGACGACGACGAGGTCCAGGCCAGCTACTTCAACGGCGTCCATGAGGACGTCGACCTGCGCCTCCACGCCGTCGAGGAAAAAGCCGTCGGCTGGGACGAGCAGGTGGAGCGCTTCGAGGACGTGGCGCTGGGCAAGATCGACGAGGCGCTGCTGCCGATCCTGCAGGAAGCGATCGTCATCCGCGAGCGGATCGAGACGGCCTCCCATCTGGGAGCGCTGTTCACGGCGCGCTCCAATAGTCAGCTCGCCGTGGAGGCAGGAATCCGAAGCCTTGTCATCGGTCCGGATGACCGGCAGCGCTTTGCGCCGGCTGGCTTCCTGGTGGTGACGAGCGAGATCGCGCCGGAGAACTGGCTGGCGGGCAGGCTCAATGCCTACGACCCGTGGTCGGGCGAGCTCTCCATTCTGGTCACGGCCACGGGCGGGGCAGGGACCCGTTCCGACTGGTTCATCACTGCGACCACTGATCCGGTTCTGGCCTCGGCCATTCTCGATGCGGCCATGAGCATGTCGGTCTCGGTGACGGCCGCGGCGCAGAGTGCCCAGCAGGCGGCGACCAGCCAGCAGGCAGCCGCCTCCCAGGCGGCGAGCGCTGCCAATTCGGCAAACCTTGCTGCTGCGTCGAAGGCCCAGGCTAATGTCTCTGCCATTGCCGCGGCGGGGAGCGCCGATGTGGCGTCTTTCGCGGCGGCCTCCGCCCAGACCATGCTGGCGGGGTTGGGCAGCAAATATGCCGGGGCCTCCAATGTGGCACCGACGTCGGATGCGTTGGGAAACGCCCTGACCCCTGGTGTGCTCTGGTTCGATACCGGCTCCAATCTGATGAAGGTCTATACAGGAGCTGTCTGGATCGTCGCGGCCTCGAGCGTGTTCCGGTCCTCTGCCACCGAGACCTTCACCGCCAGTGCCGGCCAGNCGAGCTTCGTGGTNNCCGGCGGCTACGATGTCGGACGCCTGACCGTCTATCGCAATGGCTTGCGGCTCGTCGCCGGGACAGGCTTTACCGCCAGCAACGGTACGACCCTGACCCTTGCAACACCCGCTTCGGCCGGCGACCTGATCGAGATCGAG